GAACTGCGTTTGCCAACCGAAAAACGGACTGAAGTGACTGCACTCTATCTTTTAGATAGATTGGTTTAACGTCCGAACCCAGGTAGAAATGAGCACCACAACTTTCGCGAAAAGGAGAGTCGATATGACTCTTCTTAACGTTAATGCGAAAACCATAGAACCCAAGACACCTGGAGAAGAGCGAATAGGCGGCCGCCGGCAATATAACATCATCGCCATAGGCACTGACTCCTTCAGTTGGTAACTGAAGGTATTCTGTGCAGCATAAAGCTACTGCATAGAATATCAGAGATTCGAGCTGAAAAGTGAAGCCGTTCCCCATACTGGAGAACTTCTCCCATTTGAAGCTCGACCCGCCTACCTTACCGTAGTGAGAACGACATGCATCCATCAAGTGGTACCACCGGGGAGGCAAGATAGCCTCTACGACGGCACTCGAGATAGAATCACTAGCGCTGCTCAAATCAATAGTCGCGAGGAAGTTAGTTTTACTACCTTCTTTCGAGAGATTTTGATTCTTGCTTTGCCAGCGCAAATCGATCCCACGCCGTCGGAGACGTTTACTGACCATATCACCGATTGAACTTTGGAACCAGAGGTTTATCCCTGGTTCGACGGCGATAACTCGATCAGTAGACGCATCCTTGGGCACAGTGATCACCTTATTCCCGATCTCATACGTTGGAAACGCATTTGACCGGAGTATTCTACTCCACGCGGGGTAACAAACCTCGAGCGTTTCGAAGGGGATAAGGTCGTACAGATCACGCGTTATTCCAGTTTCACACTGGAACTTTTTGGCTGGACTAGCGTCCCTACGTCTTATCAACGTAGAGGCGCCAGGACCCCAGTCCGGCATACTGAAGAACTCTTCAGCATCAAAGTCGCCAAGGATACTCTCTATTTTTCGAATAACTGCATTATGCAGGTAGACGACGTTGCCCTTATAAAGAGGGTCGTTAGAGAGGTCCCTGAATCGACGATTTGTTTGCTTACACAAAGCTTCGAATTTCCAAAACTTTGTAAGAGCCACTTGTTCCAAATCGACGTCCATGGTTAAACCCGTGAACTTCGCGAGGAATTTCGTGGCTGCGTAAGCATCCCGGCAAGCCTCCATCGTGAGATAGAGACTAGGATTGAATTCGAGTTCAGCTATCTGACTATGCTCCATATTTCTATAGAGGATAGCGACAGTCAGAGCCCGAGGACAATCAAGGGACTGAAGGTACTCCAGTATAACCTCGGATTCAAAACCCGAGGCTACACGGTACGACAGGGCTCCCTTAAGGAAGCCTTTGGCATGCTTCTGAGAAGACACGTTAACTCCTTAGAGGAGAACCTGCTAGGATACGGCGAGATTAAGCGCCGTATACGGACTCAAGATTCACGACAGCTGCCAGAACGGGCGTAGCGGTAGCATCCGCTGGCGTTCCGTCCGAAGCAGCGATCGTGGTCGAGAGCGAGGACACAACAAGACTGGCCAGGATGGTTCTCTGGGCAGTAGTGCTGCGTTCCGGCAGGAACCACTCCCCCTTATACATGAGCTCGTACGCTTTCGTCGGCGCCGGCAGAATGCCACTCGCAGACGAATCGCCGTTGGTCTCAAGGATAGGGTAATGGAGCATGTGCGTGACTTTGGTCACTCGGCTGTCCTTGGTAGGAGGCCGAACGCTCAGAGTCATGCTGATAGCGCCGACATACGCAGAAGCGGCGCGATCCACGTACCTTGCAACCCCGTTCGAAATCCGTTCGGGGCTCAAAGTCGTGTCATATCCAATAGCCGCGTCCGTGGTGGACAATTGATTTGCCAGCACGTTCGCGATAGTGGACAATTTCACGGCTGCAATAGCAGACAAGTGAGTACTCCTTAGTTAAACTGAGGATGTAGTCGGTCCTCCTAACGCTTAAATGCAGCCCTAAGAAGAGCCAAACCGTTTAACGCATGATCGACCGAGGCTAAACCGTTCTTAAGGACGGGAAAAGACTGTTTCGGAAACGTCGCAAGACGAATCCGATTCAGTCTCACCGTTTCTCGAGAGTAGTCGCCATGGTCAATCATTGTGACGGTCGGATTCAATGGGGCTGCACCGGCGTAGTCGACTACGGAGTGTGCCACCTCTCGAGTGAAATTGGTTCGGCTACCTTCCAAGAAGGTTAACCCATCGTAAGACGATAAAGTCTCAAGAAAGGGACCAATTGGAAGAAACCAATCAACGACAAACGAGAATGGCAGTATTTCCCAGACGAGGTTGACTGGGTTTGTAAAACCTGTTTGAGCCAGAAACGACTTGAGAGGGTCTTGGATCTTAAATCGAACGCTAATCTTGCATTTGGTCTTACCGTTGACGAAATATCGCCCACGGAGACCATTTGCAGAGACGTTGCGCAAGAAATAGGACCCTTTTCCTTCCGACGTTGCTGTCCCAACAGCTGTTACCGCACGAACGAAGTCCTCGTCCTCATTGAATGTGGACAAGGCCTCGAAGGCTCCATGGATATCGTGAAGGAGAGGTTTCCAACCGTATTGAAGAGCTAGCCAGTTTTGGGCCAACGTCTTCGACGCGGAAGGACCACCTCCAGGACCATATCTTAGGTTCCCTCCGGCAAATAGTCGATTAGCTGCAAGGGTGTAATTACGACCCGTCAGTTGCTTTTGAAT